AAGCCCGTCAGTACATCGCGCTGGAACTTTGCCGCGCTATTGGAATCCCGGCCTGGTTCGCGTCTGCTGACCCGCAGTCAAATACCTATTCAAACGCGATTAATCAGCGACGCGACCTAATCGATTATTCCCTCAAGCCGGTTATGACCGTTATTGAACAGAGATTAAGTCAAAGCGATTTCTTACCGCAGGGACAATACGCTCGCTATAATTTCACGGACTTTCTGCGCGGTAATCCGCTGGAGCGCGCGCAGGTTTACCAGATACTTTCGGGCATTGGTGCTATAACTCCAGAAGAGATAAGAAAAGAAGAGGACATGATTCGATGAAGATACAAGTACCGATTAAAATAACTGCGGCAGATAACAACGCGCGCACTATCTCTGGCCGCATCGTAACTTACGATGAAGTAGCAGCTACAAGCGCAGGACGAACGATCTTTAAAGCTGGTTCGGTCCCGATGATCCCGGTAAAATTAAATTTAGAACACGACAGAACGCGCCCAATCGGGATGACGTTATCTATGGACGAAGCTTTGGAAAACGGAAAGCCTGTCGGAATTGATGCAACCTTTAAAATCGCAAATACAACGGCCGGCACTGATGCACTTGAAGAAGCAATGGCGGGACTCAGGGACGGCTTTAGTGTTGGAGTTGCAGTAGACGATTATGAAACCGTAGACGGTGCGATGATAATCAAGGCAAGCGAACTGATAGAAGTCAGCCTTGTAACAGAACCCGCAGTCCGCTCAGCGCGAGTTAGTGAAGTTGCAGCTAGTGAAGAACAAAAAGATTCTGAAGGCACAGAGCCGGCAGATGCAGTAGAAAACCCGACCCAGGAGGAAACAGTGGAAAATACCACCGTCCAAAACGCTCCCGCCGTTGAAGAAGCGGTGGAAGCATCTACGCAAGTCCAGGCAAATGCCCGGCCTGCGTTCTATACCAAGCCACGCATCGAAATCACTCCAGTCAAATATCTGGAGCAATCCGTCCGCGCGACACTTGGAGACCATGAGGCCCGCCAATACGTTATGGCGGCAGATAACACAACCGACAACGCCGGCCTGATTCCAACACGTCAGCTGACTGAAGTCGTCAACGGACTATCTAACTTAGTTCGTCCCTCAATCGATGCTATTTCTCGCGGTGTCCTACCTGATGCAGGTATGTCCTTCGAGATTCCAAAAATTACACAAGTTCCAACCGTTGCAGTAACAGCAGAGGAAGCAGCACCATCAGAGACAGACCAAAATTCCTCATTCGTTACGGTGAACGTCCAGAAATTTGCGGGCCAGCAGACATTCAGTTTAGAACTGCTTGACAGAAGTTCGCCGATTTTCTTTGAAGAACTTATGAAGACTATGGCAGCGGCTTACGCTAAAGCTACAGACGCAAGAGTCAATCTGCTTCTTTATCAGAATGCAACAGGCGATGCAACTACTACAGTTACCTATCCAACTGCCGCAGAGCTTCTAGGTATTGTTGCACGTGGAGCTGCTTCGGTATACGGCGCAACTCAGCGATTCGCTCGCAATATGATTGTTAATACGAGCCAATGGGCAAACTTGATGACTCTGAACGATAGCGGTCGTCCAATCTATAACGCATCACAACCACAGAACGCGGGCGGTGTAGTTCGTCCAGATTCAATCCGTGGAAACGTTGCAGGACTTGATCTATTCGTAACTGCTAACACAGCACAAGGTACAGATACGGACGGCTCAATCCTGATAGTAGACCCAGAAGCTTATACTTGGTATGAATCACCATCGTTAAAACTTCAGACCAATTTAATCTCAACCGGTCAAATTCAGGTTATGTACTACGGTTATGGAGCGACAGCAGTCAAGATTGCTGGCGGTTCATTCCATAACAACAAGGCTTAAGCCATTCAGTCATGGGCCGATTCGCTCCTGAGTCGGCCCAGCAGAATCGAAAGGGTCAGAACTAATGCCAGCCATAATCACGGCAACGCAACTTCGCAACGTTCTCGGTGTTAGTTCTGCCCTTTATGACGACACGTATTTAAATCAAATCATCGACAGCGCAGAAAACATAATCCTGCCGATGCTTGTCTCTAACAGTTCCAAAGTTGCTTATGTAAATTTAACTAGCAACGTCGCTTATTACTACACCGTAAGACCTCACGGATTTACGACCGGTCAGACCGTCGTCGTTACCGGACTATTTGCGCCTTTTAACGGCACCTTTACAGTTACGAATGATTACAGATTTATCTCAGAATATTCTCCGCAGTTCAATTATCCCTATCCATTTTTACCAGCCGGCTTCCTAGCTGAGTTCAGCGGCAAGGTCTTTTCTGTTGCCATTACTAATTCAGATATTGAACTGCAGCCAACAATCCCACAAGGAACGGCGACCTTATCCGGTTACGGTGCGGAGTCGTTGTATGCATCGACTCCCGCTGTGGAATCAGCTGTTTACGTAGTATCCACAGAAATCTTTCAATCCCGACTCTCGATAGGCGGACAACTCGAAGGCGTGGATTTCACGCCAACGCCCTTCCGTCTCGGTCGTTCGTTACTATCGAGAGTCCAAGCTTTGCTGGCTCCTTATTTAGACGTAGAAACGATGGCCCAATAATGCCAGCTAATTCGATTCAAGTAGATGTTCGCGATGCGCTTAAGACTGCATTTACTAACCTAGCTGCATCAACTTACAACAGTGTGCCAGAGTCAGTCATAAGCCCTGCGATTGTCTTAGTTCCGGGATCACCATACTTTGAGCCACAATTACTAGGCAAGGGCAATGTCAAAATCAAGATTAATATCGTGGCAACAGCCATCGTCTCATATAACAGCAATCCAGCTTCGCTCGACAATATCGAGAAGCTAATCATTAGCATTCTGGCGGCTTTGCCTGCTAGATACATCGTGGGCGTGGTAGAGCGCCCATTGGTGACACAAATCGGGGCAGCTCAATACTTGACTGCCGACATCAACATATCTACCTATTACACACAAACATAAGGAGCAACAATGGCAACGACCGTCATCACGGGGCGCGATCTAGTCTTGACGATCGCTACCAAGAACTATGATGAGCAAGCTTTATCAGCAACGCTCAGCAATGATCCAACGATTGAGACTTATCAGACTCTTTATCAAAAAGCCTATAAACACATTGATGATCAATGGGGCTTTGAAATGGAGATGCTTGCAGACTGGGGCGCAGCAGATTCTCTCTGTGAGGCACTTTGGAATGCAACAGAGAGCGCGCCAAATACTACTTTGGCAGTGTCATTGACAGCTACAACAGGCGCAGTCTTTACATTTAACGTAATGCCAGCATTCCCAAGCGTTGGTGGCACTTCGCCAGATGCACAGACTGTGACATTCTCGTTCGTAGTAGTTGGCACACCTTCAGAGTCATTCACCTAAGATTAGGAGATCAGGAGCATGAAACTAGGACTTACAATCACATATAGTTCAGGCGATACAGTGACGGCAACGGTGCTGCCGCCTGAATGGGTTAAATGGGAGACAAAGACAGGGCGCAAGATTACAGACATAAAAGGTGATGATTTGCTTGGAATGTCTGACCTTGCGTTCTTGGCTTATGCAGCTCTTAAGCGAGAAGCTGCTGGGTCACCTTTAAAACCTTTTGATGCTTGGCTTGAGACAGTCGCAGAGATTGATCCCAATGAGCAAAGCCCAAAAGTCACGCCAGCGGCTCAGTCGGACGGCTAGTTGTAGAATTAGCAATCGCCACTGGTATCCCGATGTCCGAATGGTCATCGGCTGAAGACATCTTGACGGCTGTGGAGATATTGGAGAAGCGAAATGGCAAGTGATCCAATCAGCTATGACAAGCGCGAGCTTCGCGCAATTAAAGGCGCGTTTAAAGCTATGGACGATAAGGCACTTGCGGAAGCTAAAGAGAAATCAAGTGCTCTGGCTGACTTCTTGCGCGGCAAGATTATCTCTGCATCGGCTACGCGAAGCAAATCTGGCACAGCTGCTAGGCGCATTGCGGAAGGCTCTAAAGTAAGCAAATCATCAAAACTCGGCGAATTATCATTTGGCTACGCATCACAACGATTCTCAGGCGGTGCAACTACTCAACAGCTTTGGGGCGGCATGGAATTCGGGTCAAAGAATTTTAAGCAATTCCCTAGTTGGAATCCGCAAGGCTATTTTATTTATCCCACGCTTAGGGCAAATCAGAATGAATTAGTGAGACAATGGGAAGAATCATTTAAAGAGATAGTTAAGAGGTTCGATTAATGGCTGGTAATAGAACACTCAAGCTCTCGATTCTTGCCGATGTTGATAATCTTCGCAAAAATCTAGGTGAAGGCAGCAAAGATGTTGAAAGCTTTGGCGACAAGCTTGGAGACTTTGGCAAGAAGGCAGGAGCAGCATTTGCGGTTGCAGCAGCAGCAGCAGCAGCTTACGCAGGCAAGTTATTAATCGATGGTGTTAAGTCTGCAATTGAAGATGAAGCTGCGCAAGCCAAGTTGGCTGGCACTTTGGAGCGTGTTGCAGGGGCTTCCAATAAAACTGTCGAGGCTGTTGAGAAATACATAACAAAGACTTCACTTGCAGTGGGCGTGACCGATGACAAATTGCGCCCTGCCTTTGATCGTCTAATTAGATCAACTGGTGATGTC